GCAAGAAGTTCGTTAGCTGAATCGTGTGCTATTTTAAAATCATTATCAAAAACTTCTTCAAGCATTTCTTTAGGATAAGTAGTACCCTCAACAAAATTATCAGTGGGTAATACAAGATGACCATAACCAATAGTAGCAAAACCCAAACTATCGGAATACACAGTATCCCTAAACCCCTCATGTTGCTTAATTCGTAACTTAATTTCTTCCATATATTATTTCTCCAATGAGTTAAAATGTTGATAAATTTTATCATAATTATTCATAAAATTAAATATGTTTGGAAAGTTGCATTTTAGACTCCTAGTAGAGCATTAATCTCATCGTCATCTAATCCTAAATCTTTTAGTTTTTGTTTGCCTGATTCTTTTTTATTTTCTACTTCTATATCTGCATCTTTTAATTCTTGTATTTTTTCATTAACTTCATCTTCACTTGGCATTTCAGCACCATCTTTTATAATTTTTACATATTTATATTGCATACGATCTTCATTAGGTATTTTTTCTCCATCTTCGTCATGCGTTTCCCAACCATACCAATCAGGTGTATCAGTATTAAAACTCATTAAAGCTAATTGTAAATAATCTTTATCCATCATGTATCTCCAAGACGTATAAACGTCATATATGTTTGATTAGTAGTAGTGCTTCCTGAAAAAAAAGAACCACTAGCCAAACTTCCTATTGAAAATCTTACTTTAACATTAGAAACATCTGTTACATCAACCAAAGTTTGACCATAAACTGTAAAATTTTTAGCTGAACCACTTGCTCCACCACTTTCACCTAAACTAACAAATGAATTATATGTGTTATTGTCTGTCGTAACTTCTATTCCCATCGCAACATTGTCAGCAGATGATGGGGTGTCTCCTCTACCACCAGCAGAAACTAGATATATGCCTGTTAAAGGAAATGTAAATATACCTGAACTTTCCGACATTTGATTAGCTGTAAAACCAGCTTGTCCACTTGTATCAACTCTTTCAATATTTGAAGTAATTACATCATTTGCAGTAATATTTGAAGTTACTCTAAATTGATCTGCAACACTTATTCCACCACTTACATCAGCAAATTCTGTTTGACCTACTGCTGTTGAGCCACTTCCTGTTATGCTTTTTACTTTAATAAATTTATCAACTGCAATTTGGTTATCAGGTAATTTTATTGTGTATGATTGACCTGAACTATGAGGTGGACTTTGTAAAACAACACCATGACTATTTACATGGCAATTTAATTGTATTTTACCCTCAACTGAACTGCCATCTCCTTTAGCTTCAAAACTTGGTGCTGATGAAGTTGATATTGCATTTATTTTATCTCTTGTTACTGCATCGTTTTGAATCTTTGCTTCTATTACTGAATCTGTTGCTAGTTTTCCAGCAGTAACAGATGTGTTTTGTAATTTTGCAGTTGAGATAGTATCATCGCTTGGTGTTCCTATATCTAAAACATTTCCATAAACCATTATAAAGTTTATAACATCCCCTGTGCTTAAAGCTGATGCAAATGTAATTGTAGAACCTGAAATAGTAAAAGAAGTTTGAGGTGCTTGAATCACACCATTTAAAGATACAAGCATGTGATTTGCTGATTCAGGTGTAAAATTAACTGAATTACTCTGCATAGTGTAAGATGCTTGACCATTAACTACACTTATTGCGTCTAGTTTTACAAAGTTTCCTGTTGCTGGTATTTTACCTATATACGACATATTAATATTGTAATGATACTCCTGTTATTTTTGCTTGTTTGCTACCTGATTGATTTGCAAATTCTAATTTATATTTTAAACTTGTTCCAGCAGTAACTGATAAATCTGCAACTGAACAACATTTAACACCACTTGCAAAATCAGGTAATGCAGTTAATGTTGCAGTAGAATAATTGCTTCCATTATCAGCACTTAGTTTGAGAACTATGTCAGAGTTGATAGCATTTGTTCCAACAGCATCTTGATATGTAATAACTGCACCCATTTTGGTAGTAGATGACCCAGCAGTTATTGTAGCACCCTCAAATGAGCCTGTTGCATTTGCTAAACTTGAATAACTTTTTGCATTAAAAATTAAATAATCAATACCACAATAATTGTTTCCATTATTGTGATTTGTTCTAAAAAGAATTGCTACTTCTTGTGCTATATAATCTTGGTCATTATTTACAATTATTGAATTTATTGTGTTGCTATTAGCTGAACCTAATTCTGTAGATGAAGATGATGTGCCTGACGAACTATCTGCTCCTGTTCCATTAAGATATTGCCAATTACCTGATACATCTTTATAAACCCATCTGTGAGCATTTATTCTTCCATGTGTGCTTAAACTTCTCCAAGAAAGAGTTTCTCCTCTCAAATTGTAATTAGCATTTAGATCAATAACGAAACCTGAAGTAAAAGTTAAAGAGTAAGCACTTCCACCATTGATATACCATTTACCCCCTGTGCTTCCTGTATCAAATAAAAAACTAGGAAAAGTCTCTCCTGAACCTGTTTCATTAGCAGTATTATAACCTGAAGATGGTGTGGTACTGCTTGTAATATCGGTTGATGCTCCTGTAAAATTTCCATAAGACGCAATAAATTCATCTGATGTTCTTGAACAATTAGTTAAATTAGTTATTCCTGTTGAGTCTTGAAACACATCATAACTTGCAGAGTTACTATTTTGTTTTGCTAAGTTTTGATTTGCAAAAACTCTTAAACCTAATCTTGCTACATCTACTTTAACATCAGGGTCGCCACCTAATCCACTTGGTAATTCTGTAACACTTGTTAACGCATTATTATTTAATTTAATTATAGCCATATTAATATTGTAAAGACACTCCTCTAATTCTTGCCTCTTTGGTACCACTTTGATTAGCAAATTCTATTTTGTATTTTAATTGAGTTCCTGCAGTTACACTTAAATCGTTTACTTTTGCCATTTTGATTCCTGTTGCAAAGTCTGGAAGTGCAGTAAGTGTAGCAGTAGAATAGTTTGAACCATTATCTGCTGAAAGTTTTAAAACTATATCTGTGTTTAATGTGTTAGTACCAGCATAGTCTTGATAAGTTATAACTGCTCCCATAGATGAAGTTGATGCACTAGCTGTTATTGTAGCACCCTCAAATGAGCCTGTTGCATTTGCAGATAATGTAGATTTATAAATATCAAACTCTGTCCAACCAGCATTGGCATCATGAAAATTTGCACTTCCAAATTTGTAAGAAATGTATCTTGCAGTAAAAGGTGAAAATCCATTTATTTTACAAACTGAACCATAACCATTTGTAGATAAAGTTGCCCAATCTGCTGTTCCAGTTGAAGAAAAATTTGATAAGTTTGCTGAAGCACCTTTATAAGAATAAACAGATGATACAGCATTTGTAAAATCTACATCTGTTCCTGATGTGTGTGGGTTAGTTTGAGTTGCATGGTATCTTATTTTAATACTTGTAGGGTCGGCATGAGATCGTCCTTTTCCTAATATTAATTGTGAGATTGAATAACTTGCCCCTAAATCAGCAATTAAATATCCTGCTGTACTGGAACCGGTTGTGTATGCTATAGAATTATAAGAACCAGTTGTGTCATTAGTTGAACCCTCTGTTGCATTTCTTGTAAGTGTTATAGCTGAAGCATTATCTGAACTAACCAATCCAGTTATATTACTCCCACCAGTTGTTAGTGCTGAAATATTTTGTCTTACATATAAACTCCCTGTAATACTTGCCACATATTCTCCACTTGAATCTCTTGCTGTGTTAGTTAAATTTGTAATTCCAGAACTATCTTGAAATACATCAAAAGAAGCTGAGTTAGAGTTAGATGCATTAAGATTTTCTTGTGTGTGTACTCGCAATCCTAATGTAGATAAATCATTTACTATTTTATTGTCATCAAAACTTGTTGCGTGTTGAGATACACTTGAACTTGATATTCTTGCATCTGCAAATGTTCCTGATGTAATTTTGCTTGTAGGTAAATCAGGAACATCGTTTGCAGAGATTGGTGCTGGTGCTACTGCTCGACCTATAAAACCCATAATAAATCCTATGTTATTTCTAAAATACTTAATGTTGCGTCAATTTTAGATGCTACTGAACAATCGACTTTAATTATATCAGTTGTTTGTAATACATACTTACCACCTGATAAAAGTTCTAACGAACTTCCTGCTGGAATAGAAACATCTTTTACTACAAAAACTTCTTGGTTAGTTTCTGTATCTGATGTGTTTGAATCTATTTTTACTGAAGCTGTTACTGATGTTGAGTGAACATTACA